AGCGCCCTCTTAGCCGATGGCTTAATGCAAGACAAGGCTCTTAACATTTCCCGCTTCAGCTTCATACGAGAAACGTATAAAGCCATCTGTGTATCCTTGCTCGTATCCATGAGCTACCGCCTCATTCATTTGACTAGCCAATACCTGTACCACTAACTCTGTCTGGCAAAGACGAGTCATCAAAGCCCTACAGACCTCACGCAACTCATCCTCTTCCATCCACAGTAGTTCCGTCACCTTGTCCTCCAGACTCTTACAACAAGTCCCTCTGTCTTAGCCGTCAACCCTATCCCTAACCTTCTGCTGGCCCTGTAGTTGGCATTCAACACCTTCTGCCTGGCCCCTACAGGCACACAGAAGCTGTCTCCAACATCCATCTCCTCATACGGGTAGGCATACACCACCCGTGCTACAGGTACAGGCCTACCAGTCTCCAGTTCAATAGCAGTAATCATCACCTAACCCTCTATACAGATAACGCTATGTTACAGACAAAAAAAGAGCTACGCAAGTGGTAGCTCTAAACCTTCTCTAGGGAACATGACAAACACGGAAGCTGGTGAGGATTTACCAGAGGCGGCGCAAGACCTAAGTCGGCAACCACATGAACCAGTCAACTCCCGTAAACCAAGAATATACCAGAAACCTATTTTTTTCTGGGGGGAGCGAGATGTGGGGTGCTCACCATACAGCATCCTGTTACCCATCGCCTAGGCCACTGCCGCTGCTGCGCTGGTGCTTGCGAGCGTCAACCCCGACCCGACCCGACAATCAAGCTCATGGATGCAGTGTAAGCGCACTAGAGCAGTAATGCGGTAACCCGACCAAACCCCATATGTAAATATGTGTGAGTGGTAAGTGAGAATAACTCTCATCCTCATTACACTGTACTGGTGAATACAGTAACACACATATAAGACAATTATCAGTAATGGAATAATAGTTATTCTATATATTATATACCTATACACCATACACCGGGTGCAGTAACTTTCATACTAAGGGTAAGCACCTATAAAATAGTTGTTGACAAGGTGTTTATATATAGTAAACTATATTCACTGAACGGATAAAACCATTCAGTAAACCTAACCTAACCTTGAAAGGCAGTGCCATGTTAAACGCTAAAACATTCACTCTCAACATTGAGAACACTACATATCATGCTTGGACTATCGAGCAAAACGGTGAACATTTAGCATCTATTGACGACTTTACAAATGAGCATGATTGTGTTCAATCAGTGTTGCGTCATTTGAAGATGTGGGAGACTGACATTTGTAGCAGTCTTAACAGTTTGTTGATTACTGTTGAGTGAGGTTCACAATGACAAGAGAAGAATGGTTATCAGATGCAACCGCAGAACTGCGTGTACTGTTTAAACAGCATGGCGTGACGGTTCCCGATATGGTGCGCTCAAGCTGTGGCTTTCCATCTAAATCAGCACTGAGCAACAAGAACCGCAGAATTGGTGAGTGTTGGTCAGCAAAGGCAAGCGCAGATAAACACGCCGAGATATTCATTTCTCCAACTATCAGCGACAGCATGAGAGTGCTGGACATATTGGCGCATGAGCTGATTCACGCTTGCCACCCCGGTGATGGACATGGCAAGTTGTTTAAACGCACTGCCACTGCTATCGGCTTAGAAGGCAAGATGACCGCAACCGTAGCGGGTGACAAATTCAAAGCATGGGCCGCACCAGTGCTAGAACGTTTAAACACATATCCTCACGCTGACTTAATCCCCTCTAATGCTCAGAAAAAACAATCAACCAGAATGCTCAAATGCTATTGCACAGAGTGCGGCTACACGGTGAGGGTTGCGGGTAAGTGGCTTGAAGATATGGGCGCGCCACATTGTCCTAACCATGGCGAGATGCAAAGCGTTTAAACAGTCCAACCTATTGCATCCACTGGGTGCAATGGGGTGAGTTGTTCACCACCTAACCTAACCCTGGAGTAAATCATGAGCGAAAAATACAATGGCTGGACAAATTACGCCACTTGGCGGGTCAATCTGGAAATCTTTGATGGTTTCGACCCCGCCGAATATTTTGATGAAGTTAACACCGACAATGTTTACCACATTGCACAAGTCCTTCAAGACCATGCCGAACAAGTCATTTTTGAGTGTGGCGAATGCAACCCACAAACCCTCGCCGGTTCTTATGCCCTGGCCTTCTTATCTGATGTGAATTGGCATGAAATAGCCGAGCATTTGATATCAGACTACGCCGAGCAAGATTAAGCCCCTTCTAGCCCCTTCTGGGGGCTTTCCTGACCCCTTCCTAACCTTGGAGAATCATTATGATTCAACTTTCATTCACAAAAGACTTGCAAACGCCCAACGCCATTTATTTTGATGACGAAAAGCCAGAAGAATACTTTTGGCATTTTTACAATTATCAATACTTGTCAGATGATGAAGCCCTGGCTTTGTTGAATGACGATTGTGTTAGCCCCACTGTCAAACAGGCGGTTTCGGAAGCGTTAAGCTCCCACTAAACCCCCAACCCTAACCCTTGCCCTTATCCTCCGCATTCTAACCCGCAAAAAATGAAAGGTTTTAATTATGCTTTATCACATTGATATAACAAACGGCGTTATTACTTATGAATTTAATAATGCTGAAGATGCAAATATAAAAAAATATTTTGCAAATGTTGGCAAAACAAAGCCCAAGCCCATACGGGTGCGGGGCTGGCCCTTTAACAATATCTATTTGACGCATGGCACCCCTGAAAATGGATTGGCAGTTGCAGTTAGACCAGATAAATCAACTTATTATTAAGTCAGCAACCACTAACCTAGACCCTTTCCTAACCTAACCCTGGAGATAACATGAAAACATCTTTTTATGACCTGCCCCATGAAACCCGCTTTCAAGTGTATGGTGCGCTCAAAGCCTTAGACTGCGACACGGGCCAAAGCGGATACTCTGGTCAATTGTGCGTTGCCGTTGCCCGTGGCAAGTTCGGTGATGTGGTGCAAGCTCTGGAAAAACTAGGCTTTGACCTTGTGACCAGCTACTATTTCCCCCTGGGCACTGATAAGCCCCCAATGCACCTGCGGCATGATTCCGCACGGTATGGCAGCCAAAATTGCAATTGGTTTTATGCTTGTTTTGAAGTCAAAGAGGTGGAAACATGCAACACATAAAATTGCCCGACTTGAATCCCACTACCAGGGTGTACCCCCGCACACTAGAAGAAGCATTCCCCCAAGATGCGTGGGAATCTGTGGATAAGACTGTGGATAAGGTAAACCCTGATGATGTGCTTTACCTAGTAGCCCTTTTCAGTCTAGGGTTTTTGCTTGGCTTGCTAGTGGGCGAGCTGTAACATTAGCCCCGTTGTCGTTGCGGACAGCACATGAAAGCCATTTACACATGCCTCGCCCCGTCTTCGGGGTTCCGCAACGGGGCAGTTGTAAGTGGCTTTTTTATTGTCCGCAGCAAAGCACGGGGGCATCACCCACCCCTTGTAAATGTTGATGCGACAGATACAGATAAGCGTGACGAACTGGCCTTGTGTCTCCTGGGTGAGCATCCCTCGGGGCAGCGACAAGTCGGGTTTAGCAAGGGGGCTGCCCCCAAGCTGAATAGTCTAGATAAACGAGAGCATCTATCCCTTGTGGATAACTTACCCACAGGTTCCCCCTCGGGTGGATGCCCCATGCGTGATTGAAAGGTTAAAAGTGAATAAAAAAAATACAAGGTTAGCCCTAAAGATTAGAAAGAAGGCGATGGTCAGAGCTTGGCAGGACAAGGCTGACCAGTTAAGCCCAGAAGAAATTGTCACCAATGTGTATGTGGTGAGCAGAAAGTTTATTCAAAGCCCCGAATGGAAAGCACTAAGGCTTGAAGCAATCAAGAGGTATGGCAGTGTTTGCTGTAAATGTGGAAGAAAACCTAGCAGAAGATACCCAGTGAACATTGACCATATAAAGCCCCGCAGGTACTACCCAGAGTTGGCATTGGACATAAACAATTTACAGCCCCTATGCCCCCCATGCAACAAGAAGAAGGGCAACAAGCCCCCAACGGACTACCGTAGCCCTTGTATGCCTGAAAGGAAAGTAGCCACATGAACGTCCAGCAAGCACAGAGAATACTAGCCCGACACAAAGAGGGTGATGTTTATCCAGCATGGGTAATCAACACAGCCCTTTATATAACAGGAGACATAGATGAAATGCCCCTTATGCCAAGCCCCCACAGAGGTGGTGACGAGCAGGACGAGACAAGCAAACTACATCTACCGCCGGAGGATATGTTTTAACGAACATTACTTCAGCACACAAGAGCAAGCAGTAACCGCCCCTAGCCCCAAACTAAAGAGAGGAAGACCCCGCAATGAAAGACCCTAACGATTGCACCTGGCCCCATACAAATCTCTGTCTGCATGATTGTGTAGAGGGTTGCGCCAAGCGTAGCCCCCAGCGCAGCGGCTGGCGCAAGGTACAGATAGATGATGCAGAAGAAGAAGCATGGCGAGAGATGACCAACAAACAGGGAATGCCCCCTATTTACGGAGAACAAACATGACACAAGATGAAATTATTGAGATGGCTAGACAAGCTGGTTTTGATTGTTATGGCAAACATATAACTTGGGATGATGTTATTTGCACAGACGAAATCAAAGCCTATACCAAACTGGTAGCCGCCAAAGAACGATTGGCACAGCGCACAGAGCAGAACTTCTGCTCAAGATGCGGCAAACGCACACAAGACTTAATCACCATTCACACTTGCACACCACCAAAGGAGAAGAACACATGAATTACAGGTTACCCACGCTACCTGTTTTAAAGTGTGGGACAAATGGAGATAAAACCCATGAAAAATGAAATTGAAACTGCAATCAAGTTACTGTCTGAAAAGATAGACAAGTCTGTAAAAAGTGAAGACGCATTGCGCTTTACTCAAGCGGCCTTAAATCTTGCCCATGTTCTTGCAACATTAAACAACATGAAAAACTAAAAACAATGCCCCCTCGGGGGCGTTAAGGAGAAGAACACATGAGAGCACGACAAGTATTCATTGCCATGATGGTGGGCAAAGGCTACAGCCCTGAAGAGCTGGCCTGGGATGGTAAGAAGTTCACCAACTCAGCTATCACTACCCGCTGGAATTACTTTCTGATGGGATGGGAAATGCGGGGGGTGATGTGAACCTACGCAAACTGAGGCTACGCCACCACAAATTGTTTGAACACAGAGACAGGAGGGTAAACACCTACACGCACTAATCTAATCCATGTATAATCAAGTCTCACCCTAACCTAAACAAAGGAAGTTCCACATGAAACTCTGTATTGATTGCAAACATTTTGCGATGGAGAAGCACTCCATCAACCCTGAGCTTGGCAGATGCACCGTCATACGGGCCACAAGCCTTGTAACGGGCCTTATAGTGCCTCTTGATACCTTGCCCTTCTGCGCCATACAACGCTGCTCTAACAAGCCCTGCGGACATGATGCTGTGCTGTTTGAACAGAAGGAGGCCAGCAATGTCTGACTTCAGCCCAGAAACCCGAAACAGTGCATGGTGGTCAGGAGACTCTCGCCGTGCTGCCAGTGGCAAAGCCAACGAAGTCATCCTCACCAAGCAAGGCAAGATGGAGATTCCAGACCTGTCCAACATCGAAGCTGTCCAGATGGGTCATGTGATGGAGCCAGTGATAGGTAGGCTGGTGCAGGACAAGCTCAAGATTGAGTTGACCAAGATAGAGGAGGCCTACACCCACCCCAAGCATTCCTGGATGCGCTCACACTTTGATTTCGGAGGCAGGGAGAATGGTCAAAAGATTCTTGTGGAATGTAAGAACTACACGATGGCGGTTCGCAGTAAGTTTGACGATTCTGGCCTCGCACCTGCTGCTGATGTTGCTCAAGTCATCCACGAAGCAGCCGTCATGGGTGTGGAGAAAGTCTATCTGGCTATCCTATTTGGGGGCCAGGAGCTTGTCATCATTCCTTACCAAGTCACCGACTCCCAAAAAGAGGAGCTGGTTCAGCAGATGGCTGTCTATTGGGGCCATGTTGCCGCCGGAACAACGCTTCCCCCCGAGACTCCGGAACAGGCACGACTGATATACCCGACAGGGTTGGACAACACCAAAATGGCCTCCAGGAGCGTAGAAGAGGCTTGCCGCACCCTACAGGTGGTCAAGGGCCAGATAAAGGCTCTAGAGGCCCAGGAAGCGGCTTTGATGACCCTTGTGCAAGGTTACATGCAGGACTGCAACCAACTCGCTACCTTTGACGGTTCTGTGCTGGCTACGTGGAAGAACGCTAAACACAGTGAGAGGTTTGACAGCAAGCTGTTTCAGTCTGCCATGCCGGATGTGTACGAGAAGTTTGTTGTCAACGTCCCAGGTTCACGGAGGTTCTTAGTCAAATGAAAGCCTATCCCTTTATTCACAAACACCCCACCACTGGCAACACCAAGCTGGAGGAGGGCATGGATTTGCGTGACTGGTTTGCTGGTCTTGCCATGCAAGGTTTGCTAGCTAATCCCAAGTTAGCAGAAGAGATAAGAAAACAAGGCGGTGCTTATTCAGGTTGGATTGAAGATTCAGCCTACTCATGGGCAGACGCAATGATGAAACAACGGGAGGTCAAGCATGACCAACCTTAGCATTTACATCATGGCCTTTTGTTCCCTGATTGACCTAACCATAACCATTTTGGAGAAACTCTTATGAGCAACATTGTTCCACTCGCAGACATTCAGAAGATGGCAGAAGTTGCTGCCACTAGCAAGATGTTTGGGTTTAAGAACCCACAGGAGGCGATGGCAATCATGTTGCTGTGCCAAGCTGAGAACCTACACCCGGCAATAGCCATGCGGGATTTTCATGTCATCGAGGGCCGTCCAGCTCTGAAAGCAGATGCAATGCTGGCAAGGTTCCAGCAAGCTGGTGGAAAAGTTGAATGGAAGGTATACACAGATGCAGAAGTTACAGGCGTATTTAGCCACCCTCAAGGGAGTTCGCTTGAAGTCACTTGGACGCTCGCCCAGGCGAAATCCATTGGTATCGCAGGTAAAAACAACTGGAAAAACTATCCACGTGCAATGCTTAGGGCCAGGTGTTTATCAGAGGGTATCCGTGCGGTCTATCCGGGTTGCGTGGTTGGGGTATACACACCCGAAGAGGTACAAGACTTTGAACCCCGCAAGACGGTGGATATGGGAACAGTCGAACGTGTTGATGAAGTCCCGCAAGATGTGGGAGTGGAAGTGGCAGATGGGGCATATCACCTCTTTGTCCCAGGCAACAACAATCCCTACTCCAGCTATCACACCACAGAAGAATGGATAGATGGTTACTGCTCACTGGTTCACCGCATCTCTGTGTCACCCAAGTTTACTGAAGCAGAGAAAGCTGAGAAGCTAGACTTGTTAAAGCAGTCAAACATACCCATCACCGCTGAGTTTGACGCATACACAAACATCAAGCTGAAAGGCGAGATTGTCAAAGCTGGAGGGACTATCAACCCCCCAAAGCCGGAACCCCTGCCACCAACAGGTTCGGAACTCAACGAGCCAATATTTTGAATCACCTGGAAAACATTGGGCCGCTAACACCCAGAGAGGCACTAGACAACTATGGCAGCTTCAGGTTGGCGGCACATATCGAATATCTCAGGCGGCAGGGATACCCAATCCACACTTCAATGGTTTCTCAAGGTGGCAAAGACTTTGCCAGTTACTCACTACGAAAGGAAAGAAATGGCCTCTAATCCACACCAAGAACAACCCGGCATGGGTGTTTGCTATTGGGAGGAAGAATCCCAGCGCAAGTCACCCAAAGGGCCGGACTACAAAGGCTTTGTGGTTCTGGAAATGGATTACAAAGCAGGAGAGAAAATCAAGCTGGCTATCTGGCAAAAGCCTACCAGCCGTGGCTACAACTTGCTGGCAGTCAAGGAAGACAACTGGCTTAAGAAGAAGAAGCTGGAAGAGGGCAGACCCACAGAGGTTGCGCCTCGCTACAGTGTCAGAAAAGACGATAACGACATTCCCTTCTGATGGCTAACAAAGTCACACCTACTCAGAGAAGTCTTGCGTACCTACGGGAGCAAGGATACTTAGTTGCCATTGTTGAACACTGGAATCCGTTTGCCAGGATACGACAAGACCTCTGGGGATGGTGTGACCTCTTGTGCATCCGCAAGGGGGAAATCCTGGCTGTGCAAGTCACTGCAAGTGCTGTGTCTACCAGGATAAAGAAGATACAGGATTCAGATACCGTGCAGCATGTGCGGGATGCTGGCATCCGTATAGAAGTGCATGGCTGGCGCAAGTCAGCTAAGACCAACAAGTATGTATTAAGAATTGAGGATATATCGTGAGCCAGCAACAAATTCAACCATCTCAGAAGTCTTTGGAAAAAGGGCGTAATGCCGTTGAGTACACTCAAAAGTTTCTGAACATGTCTCTCCAGGAAATCTGGAACATTGCATACACATCTGGGTATGAAGATGCGATGGAGATTATGAAAACAGACTTGCAGCCGGGAGCAACTTCAGCGCAAAGCTGAGGGTTAGGCCTCTGCTGGCAGACCAGAGTCATCCCGACAGTCTGCCACCTAACCAACAAGGAACACCATGAGCAAAGCACACGTATTTATCGCCACACCTATGTATGGCGGCATGTGTACCGGGTACTTCACCCAGTCACTGCTGACAGCCGCAGGTGTACTGCGCCAGAATGACATTGACATGAGTTTTAGCTGCATGTTTAACGAGAGCCTTATCCAGCGGGGCAGGAATGCACTTGCACACGGGTTCATGCAAAAGAAGGATGCAACCCACTTAATGTTCATAGATGCAGATATTCGCTTCAACCCAGCAGACATTGTGAAGATGCTGGAAGCTGATGTTGATGTTATCTGTGGCATGTATCCCAAGAAAGAAATCAACTGGGCAGGTGTTGAGCAAGCCGTGAAAGAGGGAGTACCGCAAGACCAGCTCAAAACCCGCACAGGCTCTCTAGTTGTCAATCTGGTGGACTACAAGGGTGCAGTCACTGTACCTGCTGACAAGCCTGTAGAGATATGGAATGGCGGTACAGGGTTCATGCTCATCAAGCGTGAGGCAATGGAGAAGCTCTCCACCCTCATGCCAAGCTATGTCAATGACGTAACTTTTCTGGACGGCACTATCAAGCAAGACCGCATTGTTGAATACTTTGCTTGCGGCATTGAGCCTGGCACAGAGCGGTTGTTGTCAGAGGACTACTATTTCTGCATCAAGTGCCGGGAGCATGGCATCAAAGTGTATGCCGCACCCTGGGCAGTTCTGGGCCACTTTGGGACGTACTTGTTTGAGGGCGGCTTGCTGCCAGCGCCATGACGATAGCTCTGGACTTGGGATGCGGTAGCAGATACCGCAACCACTACAACGCTGATACTCTGATAGGCCTAGACCAGTTCCCTGTGGCTGACTTGCAAGCTGACCTGGTGTGGGAGCCTATTCCCTGCCTGGACAACTCCTATGACTACATCACTGCGTTTGATTTCATAGAACACATGCCACGGGTTATCTATGTAGATAAACAAGCCAAGTACCCGTTCATAGACCTGATGAACGAGATATGGAGAGTGCTTGTGCCGGGTGGGTTGTTCTACTCATCCACCCCGGCATTCCCACATGCAGCCGCTTTCCAAGACCCGACTCATGTCAACATCATCACGCCAGATACCTGGGGTGAATACTTTGATGACAAGAAGCGGTGGGCCAGCCGCTATGGGTTTGTCGGTGCATTTCAGATTGAAAGCATAGGCTATCACGGCCCACACTTGCAGTGTGAGATGCGTAAGGTCAGCGTTTAGCAGTCTGAGCAGAGCGCCGGAAGGCTTCCTTAGTTGGATAGCCTTTCTGACCTCGCTTCTTTGCTGGCAGACCAGCAGCCCTGCGTTGGTTGATGTTGTAGTACAAGCCACGTTTGGCTTTAGGTGTGTATGCCATTATCTGCATCCCCAGCGTTTACGAGCAGCTTTACCACGCTCACCAGTCCAGCTCTTGCTTCTAGCGCAGAACGACTTGTGGCGTGGGCCTGATTTGGTGGGAGCCTTCAGCTTGCTACCTGTAGCTCTGTTGGCCTTGGCTCTGCCTTTTGCAGTCAGACCACCACCCTTTTTGACAGACAGCTTCTCGCCTCTGCCAACACTTAAATTGGGAAACTTCTTTCTAGGCATAAACCCTAGTCCCTTCTTTGTCAATGATGAGAGCTTGCAGTCTGGGTTTGTCAGCAGTGTGGTTAGGGATGCTCACATGCGTCCACCTGTCAAACTCACGTATCACTTGGTCATGGCCTAAGTTAGCGGCGATGATGGCCTTCACCACTTCATCTGGGGTCATGCCGGGAACACGTATGTCGGCAGCGCAACCTGTGCGGTGCTGGCTGGTGTCTTTTGAATTTACCGCATCATTAACCGCTTTAGAGCGGAAAGCACTGTTGACCATGATTGGCTTACCGCCAAGTACGGTTTTGACTGCCTCAAGAAACTCAGCCAAGCGTTTAAGGTTGGAAAGCTCTGCTTCATTGGGAGTGTTATCCAGGGTGCGGTGGTCTGTGTGCGTCAGCTCTTCCAGGGTGAAATGTTCACTGAGGTTCATTTGATGCCTTTCACAAGTGCGTCAGTCTTGTCTTTGCTTCCCTTGGATGACCCAAAGAAGAAGTTGAAGAACCCGGTCAATACCGTGCCGATAAGCACACCAATGATGGTATCCACAATCCGGGTGTTAGCGTCTGGTATAGAGTAAAACGATGCCATCGCAAAGAACACCATCGCAAACACTGACCACACAGAAGTGAACATGTACAAGAAGTTTTTGGCAAACCAGCTATCTTGTTGCAGGGCCACCTCTTGCATGTGACGGGCACTGGCTCTGTCTTCATTCTCTAGCTGGAATTGCTTAAGGTCTATTTCTGCCAACTTCTGTGCGGCTTCTGGGTCAGCTTGCAAGGCCTCTGTCACAGCGGCAACAGTGTCAGACACACCCAACTTACTGGCAATGGCAGACACGGCTGCACCACCCAGGGGGCCAGCAACAATGGTTGCCAGTGCTGGCGCTGCGCCTTTAAGGAGATTGAGTAAGGTTTCCATTCGGTTTCCCCATGAACTTCATACAAAAATCAGAAATCAGTCCTGTTGCTTGGTATGCCACCCAGCAGTCCTGTACATCCCGATTTTGCCACTGCTTCTCAAAAAACTTACGATTGAAGGTATCTTCCTTCTTTCTGTCTTGGTAGTCAAGATGTATGCCGTAGAAGAGGCCTGTCATGGCTATCACAAAGAACAGGATGCCTATAAACGCAGCGGCTCTTAGTTCCCACTTTTCCCAGAACTCCCGGCTGGCTCTGGCTCTCTTTCGTTCTTGTGCCTCTACAAGCATTTCAGCGTCTAGTCGCTCCTGTAAGAGACGTTTATGCTCGTCCACAATCTCACGCCAGAGGTCAGGCATACCCAGCTCCCAACGCACCATACGCTCCAGGTCTGTGTAGAACTGCTTTGTTTGCCTGACACGTATTACATTGTCTATGGCCTCCTGCACCAGATTGGACTTCTTACCCTTTTTCTGGTCTTGCTTCTTTTGTTTCTCTAGCTTTTCTTGATGTTCTTCCAGCTTGGATTGACCGTGGAAGAAGTTGGACAGTGCGCCACCTATTTCGGTGGTCATGTCAGACAGGTCTGAGCCTGTGCGTTTTAGGTCTTTATAAACGTCAATAGCACCTTTGATGGTGCTATAGGCGGTCTTGCAGAGGGCAAAAGCGGTAACCGGGTCAATGACCTACCCCTTATTACAATCCCTCGCCAGGAGTCACATAAACAGTTGCCGTTCCAGTTGCAATAATTGCAGATACAAACAAGGTAGTAGACGCACTGTTGGTTGCCTGTTTAGGCGCAGTGAAGATAACAGTTTGATTGTTGTGCAATATAGTTCCATACGCAGGAGTACCCGCAACAGGAATGACTGCATCATCTGTGCTTGCTGTGCCTATCCTGATAAACACCTCGGCAACAGTTCCGTTGTGGATACGCAACTGGTTAGCAGGGCTGTCTGACAGGATTGCAACCGTGTTAGCCGCAGTGGTGACGTTGATGCGAGTTGTCTTTCCCTGCACCTGAAAGGCAATGTTATTAGCCATCAGTACACCTTCTTGCCACCGCCTGAAGTGGGTGAGTGCTTGGTGTCGTAGGGGGTCTTCTCAGAGAAGTCAAAGACAGCACGGTAACCACCAACAGGCAATTGTCCAGGCTCCCACCGCTGCATTCCCATACTGCCGTCACGGGGCAACTGAGGGCGTGTAGATTTTGCAACCTGCTGGTTTAAGCTGTGGTCACGCTGGTGAGGACGCAAACTCTTAGTTTTGGGATGTTCCATTACTTCTCTCCTTGATGTTTACCAATAGGAAACTGAATACTACGAATATAGCCAGTGTCGCAACTCTTGTCCACTCTGGCTCTGTCATTGTCCAACACCCCAGGGCAAACGAAGTCAGCAACGCCAAGATGCTTATAAGCCTGTCTGTGATGATTGCAAGTGCAACTTTGATGATTTGGATTCCGTCCATGATTTCTCCTTAATGTCGGGATAATCATATTATCACTTATCCTCATCATCATCTACATCCATAAACCCTGCACCCCACTCGGCATCAGAGTCTTTGAGCTTCAAGGCTTCCAGCTTCAGGGCACGGTCAGCCACCCGCATCTTGTCGGTGATGGTGGCATTCGGGTCAGCCATGACCTGCCGCAAAAGCTCGTTTAAGGCCTTCTCCAGCTCTGGATTGATGCCCTTGGCCTTCTTGCTCATTTCTGTAGCTTACGGCCTACCGCACGTTTTGCTGGCTTAAAAGGCCTGTTCTGTGTTTTTTTCTGAATGCGCTGGTGATACTCTTCTCCAGCACGGGCTTCATTCTCACCACCCTCACGGGCCATTCTTTGTTCTGCGCTTTCTGCCATGATTATTTCCTTTTTTGAGAATCTGGTGTTACACCAGCTAAAACACCGCCAGCAGTTTTAGCTGGTTGTAGTGCATTGAAAACTTCTTCTTTCATTGGCTGCGGCAATTGACCTAGCAACTCGTCTAGATTTCTTGCAGATTTTGCGGCATTGGTCAACACCCGCATTGTTTCTTTGCTTACTTTGCCTTCTAAAACATCAAGCAATGTATTTGCAGTTGTTATTTTTGTATTGAACAAAGAGGGCAATCTTGGCAAACCAAGATTGGTTTTCAACACATCAGCCAATCTTGTTGTACCAGCAGCGGCTTGCTCTTTTATAACATCTTCACGCTTAACCTCACCTGCAATCTTTCCCAGTTGTTGCTGAGTGCTTGCGCTTATCTGTTTGAATATGTTGTAGCTTCCAGGCCCAAAAACTTTTTCAACTTCATCCAGTGAATTTCCTTCTATTAATTTTACAAATTCTTTTGGACTGCTTTGATACAAAGCCAACACATCTGCACCAAGTTTTGATTGTGAAATGAGTTGTTCTCCAAGAGAATAATTCTTTAAATATTCTCTGTATCCCGTTCCACCAGCACGTTCTACTGCATCAATGATGACTGGTTTGACAGATTCCAAAACACTTGCGGCAAATTGTTTTTGTGCTTTCTTGTCATCTTTAAACAATTCTTTTGCAACTGCATTGATAGAATTTTTACGAATGCTGTCTAAGGCAAAAGCATCTATAACACCCCCGGCGTTTTCCCACTTGGATATGTCTTGTCCAACTCTTACCAAAGCTGTTTCTAAATCTTTATTTCCAGCAATAGACGGGTCACGTAATTTGTTGTTTAACGCATTAACAACAGGTTGCGCTTTCAGAGGCCTTAGTCCATGTGCTTCCAAACTTTGTGCGGCGGCCTCTGCAAATCTTCTTGCATCGCCAAAACGCAAAGAACCTTCCGCTGCTTGTGTAGCCACATCTTCAGCTCGTTTACCCAGTTCACCCATATATGTGTATTTGCCAAATTGTGTGGGCAATTCACGATAAGGTGTTGGATATTGTTCTCTTGTGCTTGGCCTTCTCTCTAATGGCTGACGAGGTGCTTGACCTCCGATATAACTTGGAGCAGCCATTGGCGCACGGCCTTCTGCACGACCTCCTGCCGCAGTAAATCGGCGAACATCTTCTACTTTTTGTTTTGCCGCCTCACCCATCCTAGCGGCTTCACCTTGATATTTGGGTAGCTTTTGACCAGCAATATTTGCGGCCTCTAGCTCTGTTTTCAAAACAGGAATGAGTCTTTCATTCAAGTCTCTTTTCATCTGGTCACGTGCTTCTTTTGCTGCCGTTTGATTTGCACCACCAGCAATTTGCGACAACCTATTAAATCTACTTGCCTCTTGTTGACCAAACAATTTTGTAAAAAATTCAGGGTCACGTTTTTCTGCTCTTTGTAACAACGCCTGTGCGGTGGGCGCATCAAGCACTGCACGACCAGTCTTGGGGTCAAGAACAGCTAATGCTTGTGAAGCAGTCAAGTCGTCCGATGATTGTTTCAACACTTGACGTGCCTGAGTTAAATTTGGCCCAAGAGATTCTGTGGCAATCTTTGCGGCCTTGGTAGTTGGAGAACTTTTCAAAAGGTCACCAATGCTTGCACCAACTTTTCCAGCACCTTTTAATATTTCGGGCAATGCTCTGCCACCAGCTTCAAATGTAGCTCCTGTCAAAACATTCTTGACAGGCTCGGTCACCATCTGTTGTGTTGTTCTAGGTGGCTCGTATCCAGCACCTCTTTTGAGGGCTTGCAACGCTTCTTTTGTTATGCCATAACCAAGACCAGCTCCACCAACAGTTCCTGCTGGGCCAAGAAAAGAACCTAAACCAGCACCAGCAGCAGTACCCAACATCTCCACTGTTGGTTCAACAAACTCCATTGCTTGTTGACCAAAAGGTTTTTCAGCGGTTACCTGTGATAATTTTTGTGGTTTTGGTTTGTCTTCACTGACATCAGATAACTTCATTTAACCTCCTCGACATCAGGGTCATCAGGGTTACTGAGTCCTGTAACTCTATACTTTTTCCCTTTGATTTCAAGAACTTGGTTTATTGAATATTTACCAGTAGATTTTTCTGCGGATTGCGGAGTAACACCACCACCATAGGTATCTACAAAACTTCTTGGTTTTGCAATTTCAGGTACTTTGTATCCTGCTGATTCGTAAGCAAATTTTCTGTTATCTGCTGTACCTTTGGTGTAGTCGATTTGGTCTTGCACCATATCTCTAACCACACTTGGGTCATCTGATTTTTTGGCGGTAAAAGATTGATAGTTTTTCAATTCGTTACCTGTCAATGTTGCCCCAAACAAAGCGTGTCGGTTTGGTGCTTGCAGGCGTTCATACTTAGACCACCATTGAACAGCTTTTCTACCCTCTTCATCTCCAAGCCTACGCTTTGCTTCATAAGACAAATCCGCACCAAAACCTAAAAGACCCAAAGAAGCATATTCATCTTTGAATTCTGACTTTAGTTTTTGCAGGTCTGTTGACAATGACTGCAATCCTTCAATTTTTGACAACTCTGATTCTTTAAGAGGCTTTCCATCTTTGCCACCACCTCTGGCTTTATCTTCAGACATTTGCAATCTGCGTTCTTGCATTGCAAGAGAACGCTCTCGATAGCTACGTTGTTCAGCCTGTGCTTCCAGACGATTTTTTTCTGAAAACAATTTGTTAGCCGCATCGTAGGCTTGCTTGTGATATTCATACAAGCCAGCCAGACCAATCTTGTCAGCCATTTGCTTGTAAAAATTTGCGCCAGTTTGAGCAAACAAAACATCTGCCGCTTGCCTTGAGGCCTCACGGTCAGTCTGCGCCAGCGTCATCACATCCTTGAGCTGTTTGTCCAGCATGTCGTATCTGGACTTCAGATTCTTCATGTTTACATCAAACTTGTCTTTTTCTTTCTTGTACAAGTCTTGTCTACCCTTTTGGTAGCCTTCCAACATGCCGTTCATAGCGTGCATGGCTTGCATAGAGTTCTGCTTGCCACCAGCACCCATAGCCATACCTACGACATTGACCAAAGAATACAAAGCAGCAATATCTTTTACGTCATCTTTAGTAGGTATAAAAGGCTCGCTGGTTTTTTTATACACCTCTTCTTTTTCTGTAAACACAGGAGAAGTCTTTACCGCTTGTGCAGCGGTTTCACCAGATTGCTGATAAGTTTTCTGCCTATCCGCTTCTGCCTGGGTGAGCATTGCTTTTTCAGCGCCAGCAACCTCTGCCTTTGCTTTTGTTGACTCAGCCAGCTTTTCTTGGGCAGGTTTGACTATTTGCTCATAAGATGGAGAAATAGACGGCGTAATGCTTGCTAAATCTTTGAGTGGTTTGGTGACTTCTGCCATCATTCACTCCTTGGTTTTTCAGCGGGTTGACCATAAATTGTTCTAGTCATATTGCTGAAGTAACTGGCTGTCAACTGGTTAGCGTACTGGTCAGCTTGCATACCCGTGCGGATAGCACCCAGAGCCATCTGGTCACCTATACCCGACAACTTCAGGCCATAGTCGTACTGTTGTTGCAACAACTGATTACGCAGAGCCTGTACCTGCGCTTCTGTCTGCTGTGCGCCCACACCGCCTCTGGCTTGTGCGCCCTGTGCAGCCTGTGCCCGTGCAGCTTGAATAGCTTGCTGGCCTGTAGGAGTTAGTTCTCCCCGCTGTGCAGCCGCTTGCAGTTCCTGACCTTTAGCTTGGTAGGGTGCAGCCACAGCTTGTATCTCTTGTTTACCAGCCTGACCAGCTTCCCGTGCCTGTGTAGCTTGTTTGCCACCCAGCAAACCCTGAATGCCAGCAACACCCAGTTTGCCCAAGTCACCCTTGCTGATTCCTAGAGCTTCTGACAACTTGTCAGCGTATCCTTTTTGTGGGCCTTCTTGGTCAGGCAATGCAGTAGCCCGTCCAGCGCCTATGTCCATGTACTGCTGAATATCTGCTGGGCTAGCCACAGGCAAACCAGGAGCTACCGGGGTGGGTGCTGGTTCATATTTGCCACCAAATTCAGCTTGGTAATTTACAGGCTGGTTTCCAAAAATGGAAATTTCTGGGGGCGGGGGAGCCGAAATTTGTTGCGAAAATTGAGGCTCTGACCCAACAGATGTGTCTACAGGCATAGATGAACCAGCATCAGAGGGCGTTTGTTCAGCGCCCATATCCTGTTCTGTCATCTCTAGTGGCTGAAAAGAAGGCACTCCAGTGTCCGCATGAGGCTTACCAGAGCCTCCTTCTGCCTTCAGCAGGGCTGCTTCCTGGGGGGTAATGTAGGCCAGCATGTGCCCTTTCGGGGCTTTTGCTTGCAAAAGTGCGGCTATCTGGCGCACATCTGCGCCTATACCAGTCATTTTCCTGAGTGCTGAAGCCATTTACAGTCCTAACGCATCTTTGAGACGCAGTGATTCCTCGTTCCACACATTCTTGCGAGGCTTACCCGTTTTCTTACCCTCAATTTCACCCGCTCCACGGTATCCTGTCAATGCCTGTCCCAGAGTGCTGGTAGGGTAAAACGGAGCCTGTAGTGTAGTCCCCAAGTTGGTTGTTTGTCGCCCAGGAGTAGTAGGCGCTTTTGGGGTCTTTCCCCCATAAACAAACAAGTCAGGCTTGTAGGTTGTGTCTTCAGTTGTAATGTCTGTTTCAGTGTCGCTTAAGTCTTCACCTGTATCTCCCAGGTCAACACCGCCAGTGTCAATGATGTCACCTGTATCACCCAAATCTACTCCACCAGTAAACGTGTCTGTTTGTTCTTCTGGGCCAGTGTCTCCTAAGTCAACACCACCCGTGAAGGTTTCTGGTTGTGTTACGGCTCCTGTTTCCCCAAGGTCAACGGCTCCTGTAAATGTATCTGTAGCAGCAGGGCCAGTCTGACCTAAATCTACAGCACCAGTAAAAGTATCCGTTTGAGTGGTAGGCCCAGTTTGACCTAAATCAACAGCTCCGGTAAATGTGTCTGTCGCACCGGGAGTGGTTACTTGTTCAGTGGTGACTGCGGCATTACCAGCACCAATACCTGTCAAGTCAATAACGGCTTGGTCAGTTGTAACTGGTGCAGTAGTTGCCGTTTCAGTCGTTGTGGTTGTTGTTGGTTCAGCAGTCTTGGTTGGTTCTTCTGCTTTTGTTACCGAAACAGTTTCTGTTGTTTTTTCTGGTTGAGCCGCAGTAGCGCTAGTAGTCGTATCTGGTTTTGCTGCGCTTGACCCAAGTGCTCCAGCAGCGCCAACAAGCGCACCTGCAACACCACCAGTAACCGCACCGCCAGCAGCTCGTCCAACAATGTTGCTTCCAGTAGCAGAAGAAACACCAGAACCAACAAGAGCTGCTCTAGCATTGTTTAACACATCTTGTTCATTACCACCAGCCGCAGCAGTTTGAACAATTGATGCTCCTGTAGATGCAATAAGATTTGTTACTACTGGATTTTGTACAACATCATTTATTTGTTTTGCAACACCAGGAACTTGCGAGCTTATTACAGCCGCAGATGCTGCATCTGCTACTGCGTTCGCTACAGGTGAGCCATTTGCAACCAGGCGAGTGGCATTTGCAATAGCCGTACCCACAGTTGTAGCTGTGGATGTAGCAGCCGCCCCCGCAGCCGCCGCCTGTGCTGCGGTTGCTCCAGATGCTGTTGCGGCAGCAGATGCTTGCGCTGCGCTTGTCATCACACCCGACTCCATAAGTGCAGCACCAATTTCTACGCCAATCATGGGAACAGCAACTGCCAGCCAAACATTTGTTGCTTGTTTAATTCCCTCGGCTGTAAAGCCACCAAAAAAACCGCCACCAACGGCTGATTGACCCCAAGGCCTTGCTTGAATTCTCGCCACATCTGAAGCTGGCAATATTTCCGGTGGTAATGTGCCACCAGTTGCAACAACAGTTCCTGAGTCATCACTTATGTCCAAAAACTCAGGCAATCCAGTATCAGGATTTTTTGTGCCAGAACCGCCCATCATCTTTAACATGGCTGCTTCATGTGGGTTGATGTGGGCAAGAATAGAGTCACCACCACGTCCTTTAGAGCGTAGTTCTTCTGCTGACTTCTTTAACTTTTGGTCTGCCATCTCACACTCCCAAAGACGATGCTATCTGTTGATGAATAGATTGATGCACACCAACCCAGTCGTAAAAATCATCTTCTACATTCCAATCACTGTCTAGCAATTGAAACGGGTTATCCAAGTTCAAGATAACAGCTAACTGCTGATGCTCTTGGTTATGTACAAACAACCAGTCATCTAGGTTTGCAGGGTCAGCATCTGTGATGGGGTACTTCTGCACAAGTATTCCTCTGTCTGCCAGAATCTCGTAGAAGAGCTGGTGTTGCACACCGTTCTCAAACAGGAACTCCCCGAGGCCATCCTTGTCCCCAAACTTGACGTAGGACAATGTTTCCATGTTCATTGGGCATAGTACGGCACAAGTACAACCGTTCCATTCAAATTAACTTTGATATACCCGGCAGGTACAAGCGGCAAGCTGGATGTGGCAAACGTAGCACTTGCGTTTGTTGCGTTTGTCATCGACACATTTGCTGTGACATTGCCACTACTCACAGTCACGTTAGCCAGCGTGAGGTTCCCCACAGAGCTGGTAGTACCACCCAGCGTGATGGTTGCATTTCCCAGAGTTGCAGTGCTGTTTTGCAGGAGAGTGTTTGTGATTGTGCCGTTAGGGATAGCACCTACGATATTACCTATGATGCTAGTGATGTTGCCACCAGTGATGGCTACGTTGTTAGCATTCTGGATGGACATAGTGCCCAACCCTGACACAGCAGAGTTAGCAATAGCAATAGTGACATTACCAGCACTGGTGATGCGCCCCTGTGCGTCTACAGTTATCTGCGAGACAGCAGTGGCATTGCCGTAAGTGCCAGCAGTTACAGCGGTGTTGGCAAGGTTAAGTGTGACGTTGCCTGTGAGCGCACCGCCACCAGACATGCCTGTGCCAGCAATGATGTTGACGGTGTTAGGCACAGCGCCTGTGATGTTGGCAACAGGAATGGTTGTAGATGCGGTTACAGGTGTAGTGTTGTTGGCATACATGTAGCCTGTCAGACCAGTGACTGTCAGGCTTGTAACCAGGCTGGTGTCCCCACCATCTGCTTTTTGCCAGATGCTACCGTTGAAGATAGCCATATCCCCGACACCCCACAAGGTAGTGCCGTTGAGGTTTGTAGAACCAGCTACAGAAACAACATAGTAATCACCCTGCGTACCAACACTAGACACAAGAGTCGGGTTGTTGGTAGACGCATCCCACGTGCCCTTGTAATTAAGAGCGCCTATGGCATTGGTGATTGAACTAACTGTTTTTAACATTACGAACCGCTACCAGGAGTAATGTAGACAATGGCAGAGCTAGAGCCTGTGATACCTGTGAAATATGCGTTTGGTAAGAACGACAAGATTTCATCTGTACCCGCAAGCAACGGGATAGCAGCCGCATTGTTGGTCACTACAGTTGCATTTGCAGTAGCACCAGCAGCAGTGCTACCAACACCCAGAAAGACAGTAACCGTACCAGAATTAAGGATGCGGTACTGGTTAGAGCCTAGCGAGTAGCTGTTAGCTTGCACAGGCGTAGGAGGCGTGGTTATCACGCCTGTGAACGTGACAGTGTTGCCTGTAGGTGTGAAGGGTGAGTTAATGCTCATTGTGAACTCCAGGGAAGCGGAGGTGTGACCACAGGGGGGTTGATAGCTTGTGCAATCTGCTGGTTAACAGCCGCCTCTGTAGCGTCTTTATCCACGCCGGATGCCCATATCCAGCCAAGCACTTGGTCTTGTGTAAGGTCAGCATACGGGGTGTAGGGTGAGCCAGCGGTGTAGGTCACGCCACAAGTACTGTAGACAGACCCGTTGTAGGTCTTGCCGTCTTGTACTTGTGTGCCGTTGCACTGCCAGTGAACGGTGAATACAACATCTGTTTCCCCTTCGGCTTGCGGGTAACAGTTCATCTGACTGATGTTCCAAACGATTGTTGACATGGTTTATGCTCCGTTAAGTTAGATTGAAGTAATTGTCTGCCAAGCAGAACCGCTATAAACACAGAGTTTTGCAAGAGTGGTATCAAATACCATCAAACCAGCAACAGGCGATGAAATTGCATTCTTTTGGGTTGTGGTCATGTTGGGCATACGAACGCCCTTGGTGGTGCTTTGAACATCAAGAATGGCTGAAGCAGCAGGCGAACTTGTCCCAATACCCACATTGCCACCTTGGGTCTGCATACCAATATCTTTGAATGCTCCACTACCAAGATAAGTTGTTTCAATAACGGCATAAGTGTCAGTGTGATACAACGCCAATGTATTTTGCGTTGTTGCATTACTTGAAAGAATACGAAGGCCATTAGTCCCAGTAGTTTGGTTAATTTGTAATTTGACTGTAGGCGAACTTGTCCCGATACCCACATTGCCAAGCACAGCAAGCCCGTTGTCACCAACGCTTGTCAGTGATGTGTAGCCTATACCTACTGCGCCTACGCCGCCTGTGGCAGAGGCGATACGCATTTTTTCTGCACTATTGATATACCAAATATGAGGTTTTGTTTGCAATGCGTCATATTGCAAGCCACCATTGTCAACATAAATATATGCAGAATCAGTTGCGGCTTTTCTTAATACAAACCCACTTCCTGTCGTACCATTTGTGGTAAAAGATGAGAAATTTGCACCAAGTGAAACTGCGACACCACCAAGCGCTAAATTTGTACCATCAAACACCAACGCACTACCCGTAGTCAGCACCTTTGTTGTGTTTAGGTAAGCAACACCGTTAGCAGTGCCACCTGACAGCACAAGGTTGGTGGTCACGTTTGCATTTGCAACAGTGATGTTTCCCGTGATGGTGGTATTTCCACCCACAGTTTCGTTACCTACAACTACCAGCGTAGAGATGTTTGCAGTGCCACTCACGTTAGCGGTGGTCACAGCTACGTTTGTGATAGTTACAGTACCGCTACTGATAGTGACGTTAGCCAACGTCATGTTGTTGAGCGTAGTGACAGTATTGCCTAACTGCACTGCCGTGTTACCGATAGTGATTGCAGTAGCAAAATTGCTGTCCAACTGGGACAGCGGGATAGCAGCGGTTGCAGTGCCAAAAGTATATGGGACAGCCATGTTAGAACCTCACTCGTAGTTCATGTTCAAATTCAAACGTGTTTACTACAAACCCTGGGTCTGTAGAAGTCATTGTCAGACCCAAATACTTACCGTATTGCTGGGCATCTGATTTGTAAAGAGCATAACCGTTACTTGTCAACCAGCCAATAGTTGCGCTGGAATTATTTAACCAAGTAATAGTCGTACCCAAATTGTTGTACCAAGTGACAGAGTTGTTTAGCACGTAGGTAGGACTAGAACCACTCTCGCTATCCACCGTCACGTTAAATGTGCCACCAGTGGTAAGCGTTGCCTCTATACCAAACTTCAGAGCTTGCTTGGTACGGATGGGGTCTTTCATGGGCGACAAAGCCGTCTGTATCTTGCTAGACACGTTGGCTGTAGAACTGGCATATAGCTTGTACAACGACTTGTCTGCAACACCGTACAGGTTGATAACACCGCTGACAGGCGCAGAAGTTGTGTACGTCAGCGCACCCTGGCTGGTGATAAACCATTTCTTCTCAAAGAACACTGCTTGTATATACCGACCACCTGTGGCATACGGGTAAGTGGACTTCAGGTAGAAGTTAAAGGCAGCGCAGAGAATGTTGTTGAGCAACACCTGACCACCCGTGACAGGCAAGGTGAAGTCTATGTACGGGAACATGCCGTCTAACGGGTCAGACAGCTTGCTGGTGGTAGAACCAACCAGGGCGTATATACCGTAGTTGTTCATAAACAGAACACTGCGAAAGTATGGGAATACCGCATACCGCAAGTTACTGCCTACGCTGGCGCTGACGTTGGTGTTTGTGAACAGGGTTGAGCCTGTAGTAGAAACACGTAGGTCAGAGAAGACGTTGATGCTGTCTTCACCAAAGATGTAGAGAAAGTTGTTTGCGGACAGCAGAGACTTAATGTTTCCGTGCAAAGTTGAGTCTGTTATCGGGAAGTTCCCGGCAGACACAGAGGTGAAGTCACTGTAACTTCCGGCAGCAGAGTAATAGACGGTACGCCCTGCTGCCACCCAAGTGCGTCCTGAGAAAGTGGCAACAGAGGCAATCTCATCGCTGTTGAGGATAACCGTGCCAGTAGCATTTACACCTGTACCGCTAATGGTGACGTTTCCAGCGGCGGTGTAACCACTACCAGGGTTATTCATAATCACTTGCGTGACTGCACCACCGCTTACGATGGCTGTGGCATTTGCGCCTGTGCCACCAGTGCCTGTAACTGATACATAAAACGAACCGCTGGCAGCGTAATTAGAACCACCGTTGGTCACCAGCACAGACAAAGTGCCAGTCTTAAACGTGACAAGCTGGCAGATAGCGGCTGCATTTACACCACCACCCCCTGAAATAGTAATGATAGGTGGGGAAGTGTAGCCTGTACCAGCGTTTGTCAGGGTGATGGAGTTGACCGTACCCTTTGTCAGTACCGCAGTAGCTGCGGCTGCGCCAGAGGAAAAGCTGACTGTAGGCACATTCAAATAGCCTGAGCCTGGGACAGTAACAACAACAGAAGTAACTGCACCAGAAGTAACTACTGCTACAGCTTGGGCTTGTGTACCTCCCTGCACATCTGGGGCCGTGATGATGACACCAGGCACACTTGTATATGAAGAGCCTGGAGAAGTTACGTTAATGCCAGTAAGTCCACCTGCGCCTGTAGTAATTGTTGCTTCTGCGGTAGCCTGGACTCCACCAGTATCGTTAGGAGAGCCGATAACCACTGAGGGTGCAGCCAAGTACCCTGACCCTGGATTTGTAATACCTATAGAGCCTACAGACCCCATAGAGACTAGGTTTGTGCCATCCCAGTTATACAAGCCTTTTGCCGGGTCACCAATGATGATGCGCTCGTTCTTGTACTGGGCGGTAGACACGTTGGCACTGGAAAACGTGCCTGTCACAGCCACATTGCCTTTTGTAGAGTTGGTCAGGTTGAAATATTCAGCCCGTCCGTTATCTTCAAAAGACAAAAGGTAATCACTAACATTGATGTTGGCAGACTCTAGAGAAGTAGTCGTGTTTGCAAAGACAACAGCGTTAGCACCAGAATCCAGTACAGCAGACTGAGCCTGAACAATTTTGATGTTGCCAAACCCGATAGGCTGGGCATTCTCTATCCAGGAGAACTCTTCTTCATCAATTGCCGTTCGGTTGGCCTTTGTGTTTAGGCCTTTGAAGTTCTTGATGACAGCATAGGACTTTTTTTGCTCTGCTGCTGCCATGATTAGTACGGATTTGAGTAGGGGTCTGGAATACGCCGTGTGAAGGTGCTGTTAAGCACGGCATTCACATGCTTCAGATATTCTTGCTTGTAAATCTCCGCTTCACCATAGCTCTGCTCTTTGTACTTGGCTTTGTAAGCCGCATAGAAAGCTACAGGAGATGTGTAGGGGTCATTGATAGGGTCAGTGACAGACGGGTCTGTCGAAACCAAAGGTGTTGGCAGAATGGTGCTGTCAATCTCTATGGCATACGACTGGTCAGGCACAGGCCCAATATAAATCTGAGATTGTCCATAGACTGAAAAACACACAGGTCTGCCAACATAGTTTTGCCAATACCGCAACTGGGCATTGAAGTTTGACCAGGGCAAATAGCGCAGGGGGATGCGACTGTTGCCCCAGTAAAGCGTGATGTTCAGAATGTCTAGCGTTGTTCCAGCACTCAAAATTGCATAAGGAATAATCTCAGCAGGGCCGGAGTATTGCAAGGTTGCCGTTCCATCTGTGAACGGGGTGCTGGGGGGAAATGTGTAGTTAGCGGCAGGGTAGGGAGGCGCAGTTGTACCCAGTACGCCACCAGTAACTACTTTATAGATGAAGATGTTGCTGAATACAAAGTCGTTTGTAGCGACAGTTGCTCCAGCAGTCCAGACAGTCGCAGGTACACCCGTACTAGATATGGGTGTGCTAGAAATTTGAAGTGTGCGTAAACAGCCGGTATCTCTCGCTACTCTCTCACGGGCGCTGTTAATATCGTCCGTTAGTTCAGCGTCTGACCAGAAGACACCATTGGCATCATGCAAGAGCCGCCGGACTTCCGAGATGTAGGAAGTGAGAGTTGCCATTTGGCTTCCATTTTAAGCTGCCCTTTGGGTGACCTTTCCCCCGGCAGCTTTCTCAAGCCGCAGAGGTACTACGCCAACCGCCGAGGGTAACGAGCGGTTCTGTTGGGGAGCCTCTGTCTCAATATAAAATTTAGACAGCTTCTCCATTCCTTGTTCCAATTCGGAGTGAAGGCGTATCCAGCCCAGATGGGCCAGACACGACTCCTTATCGTCTTTACCGTAACCAAAAATGTGTTGAGCAGCCTCTAAAGGTATTTCAACAGTCTTCCCTACTGGGAATTCCAACTCAGAATAAGCATACATTACTGCAAGCCTATCAGGAGAACGATTGGTTACGTAGACAACACTCATAGCGTCACAATGTCGCCGTAAACGGAAATGTCAACCGTGTTGTTAGCAGCGGCTGCCGTGTTCACACAAACAAACAAAGAACCAGTGTAGACCGTAGTGGCGGTGTTAGCCGTCAAGTTCAGGTCTTGGTACTTGGTTGTGCCTGTGATGTTTCCCAACACAACAGCGTTAGACACCGCATTTGCGAGAGCACCATCAGAGCTATTGATGATGGTCACGTTTGCGAGGGCTACGCTGCCGTTGGCTTGTGCCACGGTGATACGGCGAACAATGTAGTTTGTCCCGATAGTCGGAATAGTCGCAACAGCATTACCCGTGTTTCCCAGTCCGACTGGTACAGTGGTAGAGCCAATGACAATGTTTCCAAACTGGTCAGGGTATAGGGAGCCTACATGGTTCGAGTTCATGCCGATTCCTTATGATGCGTAGGTGCTGCTGACGTTGATACCACCATTGGTAGCCAACAGAGTAACAGTACCGTTACCAGCAATCGTAGACTGGGCAAACACGTTTACACCATCAGACAGAATCACGCCACCAGTGTTGTTGGCGAGAACTGTTGCGATGGTAGAACCGTTGTTTGCAGTAACAATCACGTTAGCGGCTGGGAACATCACATACACACCAGCAGGAATCACTGCGCCAGCATTGGTTGCTGTAACAGTGGCATTGCTGAAATATGCACCAGCGGAGTTGGTGGTTGCACCAGCCAGGATGATTTTGTTAGTTGATAGAGACATGATGACTCCTTACAGTGAGAGGTAGTTGTAACCCGACACCACGGTCATCGACTTGGGTTTGACGTTTACCAATTCGGCAATCATCAAAACCGCACCAACGTAACCAATCTGCCAGTTCGGGAGGGTGGATTCAAATCCGGTAAACACAAACGAACCTTGCTCATGGATGTAGAGCGACAGGTAGTTGGTGTTCAGGAAGTAAACCGTACCTTCTGGGCAGTAGGGGTCAGGATAAATGGGAACACCAGCAACCATCAGGGCACGGAATGCTGCCTGGGGGCCGTTGTTGTCGCCATCAAAGCCAGAACCGGGGGTAATGACATACTGTTCTTGACCAACATAGTCTTGAGCCAGCAAAGTCCAAGTGCCAAAACCGCAAACACCAAAGCTAGGCATTTCAGCGCCGTTTTTCACAGTGCCGGAAATGTATTGCAGGATGTTTTGACGGGTTGGGTTCACAGAACCCGCAGCGTAGGCTTTGGACTGCCACCAGCTATAAGTCGAGCGGTTGATGTTGCCATACGTGCCAGTGGCGCTAACGGCAGCAGGAAGACCGATAAACTGCTGAGTGTTGGTGGTGTTGTTGTACAACGCCGTTGCCATTGCATCCATCATCACGTTGGTTGCATCGTTCATACGAGCTTCAATCAACGGAATAATAGCTGCGTCTTGCTGAACAGCGCCTTCCATACCAAGGAACGGCACGGGAGAAATCATCAGCTTGAGGTCAAACTCAGCGTTGTAAGCACCCTGCTGAACTGACGGCTGGGCAAAAGAGCCAGAGTAGTCAGACCACTGAGCATTCACAAACTGAGCGCCCTGCACGGGCACGGTTACGGAAGACACACCGCCGGAGGCTTGCTGACTGTTGGCAATCAGAGCCGCCATTAGGGGTGTCGAGTTGTAAAGCTGGACAACCAGCTTGGGGATAAAGGCTCTACGAGTAACGTAGGTCAGTTCAGTGAATTGACTTGACCCTGTTGCTGGTAGGATGCCGCCGCCAATAGCCATAAGGCCTCCTTAGAAAAAAATACCCTCTTTACAACCCAATGGGCCGCTGCGGTTTCCGCAGGTCATTGAGTGCTTTCATTGCTTCAGAACGGGCGGCAGAAGTCGGATTCTTCCAGTATCCCTTCAGGTCAAACTGTTGAATGACCTGGGGGTTGTAACCAGAAGAAGTCGGCACGGCTGCCTGTTTCATCCACGCATGATACTGTGCTGCTGTCTCATGGTTGGTGATACCTTGCTCCAGCATGATTTTTTCCACATCGCTTACTTCATCTTCAGAAGCAATCAATCCTTTTTTCATCAAGGACTGACGGCGCTTTTGCAATTCATCCATCGCATCCCGCTCACGCCACTTGGCTTCCAACTGTTGCACACGTTCTTCAGACTTGGTTACAACTCTGTTCGTGTAGTCTTCAATGTCAAGTTCGGGAATGGGGAGGTCTGGTTTGACCTTTTTGGTCATACGCAGAAACTCTTTGCGAGTGGCGGGATTCTCAGCGAGTTGTTGGGCCAAGGCCGCTAACTCATCCCGAGCATCTGATGTGATGTTTTCAAGTGACATGGTTTACCCTCTTTATACGTTTAGATGACTTTTTTGCCATCAGCAGGTTTCTGCACAGCCATGCCAGCTTTGCCGACTTTGTTCGGAGCGGAC